GGTTTCGGCGGTGCGTTCCTTCTTTCATCGATAGCCTTAAATGTCAATGCCACCTTGCTCGCACCGTCCGCATCGGTAAGCCGGTTAATCTCAATCGAATCAATATCGAGACGGCTTCTCGGCATGTAGCTTATACGACGCACCTGTGCTTTGGGAACAGACGCAATCGTTTCTGACAGAAATAACCACTCTTCGTCCTCGACCACTCGGCTGGAGATAATGGTGTTGAAGAGCTTCGACCCATCGTACAGCTCGATGAGAATGTCACGGCGGATAGCTTGCTGTGACAGGTTGTACTGATTGTAGCCGCTGCGGGAGACAATGAGTGCCCCCTGTGCCGCATCAATGTCCCGGGTCAGCACAAATTCGTCATGGCCGGTAGGCACATGCATCTCACGCCAGCGGCCAGCCATCTTGTAGATGTTGGTCTTAAAGTCGTGCATCGCCGCCCTGCCGTAGATGGTGTAGCCGTATTTCTCGTTGGTGGTTGCCGTGGCGCCCGGGTCAACGATGTACGGATTGCCCACCTGGTTATCCCATGAGTACGTCACGCGGTCAAAGGTTAGGTCCATCTGCTCTTTGTAGTTTGGCTCCCAGTTCAGCACAGGCAGGTTGGTCCGGCTGTAGATCGGGAACGTCCATGCGGTAGTGTAGTCGGCGGCCTCGATGGTGAAGAAGCGCAGCTGGTACTGACGAACCGCATCGGTCAGCTGCGTACTGCCGATCTGGTCGCGTACCTGCGCCACGCGCACCGGAGAGATTGTCGCGCCCGTCGTGTCCTTCTGGATCCCGTACAGTAGCGTCAGCTTTGTATCGGTTTTCTCGGCGATGATGTTCAGCTCGTAGTCCAGCACTCCGGCACGGCGAATCATCACCACGTCGTTAGCGAAAAACTCTCTGCGGTAGAAGTCTCCGAAGACGTCGATGCTTCCGGCGTACACGTCGCCCATCGGCGTCTCATCCCACCACAGCGGCACTAGACAGAAGCGCGGGCCCACGCCGGACAGGAAGGAGTCAATCAGGCCACGGTTATCGCCGAAGCTCGCAAAGGAGGCCTCCAGCGAACGACGTGGGTACTCGCGCAGGCATCGACGCTGTTCTGCCCCGGACTCGGACTGCAGGACGTCGGTGAGCCACTCCAGGCGCTCCAGCACGCCGCTCTTCCAGTCTGGTTTCGGCAGGAACACCGGATAGCTGAGGCGCAGGTCTTCGTTATAGGGCGGCTTCGGGCCCAGCGCTGAGTCCGGGATCTGTTTGGTATCGCCGATGAAGTCGTTTGCCCGGGAGACTTCCACGACCTTTCCACCCGTCGAGATCTCGTAGCAGATGAAGGAAGGGGAGCCCCCCGGCACGTTGGTGTACGTCAGGTCCAGGCGATAGGTGTCGCTGGTGGCTACAGAGAATGTCTGCACCACCGGAGTAACCCAGTCGCCGCCATTGGTGCCGGTAGCGATTTGGGTACCGTTCAGTTTCAGCGTGCCCACGTCGTCGATGATGAAGCGGATTTGGTAATCACCAGCGGCTAACTTAATCCACTTCGCGGCGTAGTAGGTCGTGTTGGCAGCTGCGTTGGCATACTGGTCCTGCACGTAAATATCGTACGCCCCGTTTAACAGGGCGTTGTGCGCAGGCGAATTGCCGAGTGTGTTCGTTTCCTTTAGCGGCCTAAGCCCTGACAGCGCCATCATTGTCTCCCGTTAGACTTGGGGCGAAGCATTTGTCGTACGGTCAGGCTGTTACGCTGCAAGATCTGCAGTACGGCCTGCTCACCTTCCGGAGTATTCATTGCCTCCGGTACTTTGGTTCTATCGTCCACCAGCACGAATCGTACGGCCTGTGGCTGCCCCTGACTGCCGGCATTAGAACGGTTCTGGTTCAGAATGTTGTTCGGGTCGTTCTTGTCGAGCACCTGCTCACCTTTCTGGAGGATGGCTGGTACCTCGTCAGATTTCAAGCCCGGCAGACCGCCATCGTGGAAGCGCGGTGCGTTGGCAAACCAGCCCGGATTCATGCCGCGCTGCTGCATACCACCAGTGGTGGAGCTGCCGACGATACCACCGTTGTGCTTCGCCGCTACGCCGCCCAGCGCCACTGCCGCACCACCGATACCGCCGCCGAAGCTGGCCAGTGCGTTCAGCGCCATCTGCTGCAGGATGGCAATAGCGATCTGCTGCAGGAATTTAGCGAAGAACGCCAGCACCGCCACGCCTGCGTTCTGGAATGCCTGACCCATGCTCTCCGCGCCGACCCCGACCTGGACCAGTTCGTCCACGATGCTGTTCAGTGCGGTGGCCATTCCGTCGAGCACGCCCTGCACGATTGTGGTGTCCATCTTCGTGAAGGTGCCTGTCAGGTCCACCAGCGATGCTTTGGTCGCGGCAATGTTCGCCTGCAGTTCAGCCCATTTCTCCGGCCCCAGCAATGCCTGAGCCTGCGTGCCTGCTGCTTCCAGCTGCGTCAGCGCGCTTTCGATTGGTGACTGTGTTTCCTGATTGACCTGCACCACCGCGGCGACCTGCTGGTCCTCGTTGATGACGCCAGCCTGACGCTTCGCATTAATCTCGTCGATGCGTGCCTTACGGATCGCCAGCAGGGAGTTAACCTTGTTCTGCAGGCGCTCCACTTCTTCCAGCTGCATCTTCTCAGTGATGTACTGCTGGTTAATCGCCTTCAGGGTCGTGAAGTTTTGCGCCAGCTGATCGCCCTGCGCACCGCCCAGCTTTTTAGCCTGCGCGATGTATTTATCGATCTGCGTGTTGGCTTTGTTGACCGCTGCAGTTGTACGCTCCGCCAGGGAGGACGTAGGATCCTGCTCAACCTGCTTCAGCTGGATAGAGTCATTCAGCTCTTTGTATTTCTGGGTCAGGTTCTCCAGCGCTTTGGCACGTTTGTCGATACCGGTAGAGCTGCGCTGGGACGCGTTAAATTCTGCCGTCTCTGCCTGCTTGCGCAGCGCGATGATGCCGTTCAGCTGTTTGACCAGCGCATCACCCTCTTTCCCGCCCAGCGCTTTGGCACGCTTCATCTGCGGCGCGAATTCCTCATCCACCAGCGCCAGTCGTCCGGAGAGGCTTTTACGCTGCAGCGCCTTCTTACCTGCCATGTCCGCTTTCTCGGCGGACTTCTGCAGTTTGCCAAACTCTTTGGTCAGGGCGTCAATCTCACGCTGACGTTCGGTCAGGCCGCCGCCTGGGTCAGCGGTGAACTGGAAGCCGAGTGCGCCGGCCAGATCCGCCTGCAGCAGTTTCGCTTTCGTTTCGAGAGTCTGTTTGACCACGTTGGACATCGTGTCGCCGTACTTCTTGGCGATCTCGTCGTTCATCTGGTTCCAGCTCTTGTTCACCTCATCCCATGTCCCTTTGACGTTCTGGAACATGTCACGGTTTTCTTTGGTGAGGTTATCCGCCACGTTCAGCGCCCACTTCGCCAGGTCTTCGCCGACACCCGGGATCAGGCGCAGCACATCGGCAATCCAGCGAGCCAGCTTATTCAGCGTGTCGCTAAACATGGTCGTGATAGGGCGCAGCACCGCGTAGGTCAAATCCTGAATGGCTGCAGTCGGCGTGGCTGCCAATGCGATAATCTGGTTGCCGAGGTTCTTGAAGTCACGGACGACCTCATCGACGGCTTTGGCAAACGTCTTCGACTGGTCATACATGATCGCGCCGATGTCATAGGCAAGCAGCGCCCACCCGACCAGCGGAATGACACGAACCAGACCGCCGAGCGCGAGCCCCAGCAGCTTCGCCGCCCCGGTACCGGTAGTGAGTCGTGCAGCGAACAGGCTGAGGAATTTAAGGATGCCGTCGCCGATTTTGCCCATCTGCATGAATAACGGTACCAGCTGCTTCATGCCCATAATCATGCCGCCGATAACCTGCACGACCTTCAGCCCGGCAAAGATGGTCAGGGCGTCAATCAGCAAATCCACGTTGTCCACGCACCAGATGACCGCCTCGGCAATCTTCGTGAATGCCTCGCCGAGATTCTTCGCTGCCTCTTTACCATCGGAGCTGTTCAGGAATTCAGTGATGCGCTGCAGCATGTTCACATACGCGTCGATAAAGCCTGAGTCGGCCAGCGCCAGTTTGAACATCGTCATGGCGTTCTGGGCGCGCGCTTCCATCGCATCCACACCTTTGGAGGCGGTAGCGATTTGCGCGTCGATAGCTTTGGCGTTCTCACGGGCGAAGTTGATTACCGCCTGCGCCGATACCTCGCCGTTCTGCATTGCCTTCAGCAGCTCGGAGGTAGTCATGTTCATGCCTTTGGCGAACAGCGCCACCGCACCAGGGAGACGTTCACCCAGCTGGCCGGTGAGCTCTTCTGCGTAGACCTGACCTTTGGAGAGCATCTGCTGCATCGCACGGAAGACGCCCTGCATATCATCGGCAGAGAGGTGGAACACACGTCCGGTCTTCGTGATGCTCTCGAACACGTACTTCGTCTGGGCCAGTGACAGGCCTGTGCTCTTCGCTGCCACGGCAAAGGAGGTGTAGCCTTGTGCGAGGTCTTTCAGGTTGATACCCAGCTTGTCAGCCAGGCCAATCATGTATTCCCACTCGGAGTTAATCGCGTCCTGATTATTGCCGACTACCTGCGAGATCTTAATCATCGCCTGCTGGCGGGTTTTGTACGCATCGATCGCGCCGCCAGCGAGGTTGATTGCCCCCTGGAAGCCCACGTACGTCGTTGTGAGTGCCAGCACCTCACCTTTGAGACGCTGGACCGCTGAGAGCGTCGTACGGCCGCTGTCAGTGAAGAAGGAGAATGCCTTGCCACCGTCACGAGCGGCGCTGGAATTTCGGCGCAACGCTTCCGACAATCCGTTAACCGCACCGATCGTCTGGGTGGTGGTAGCGCGCAGGCGGTCTTCCTCTGTGGCCAGCGTGCGGGTATCGACGCCAGCGTTACGGAGTGCAGCCTGAGTGGTGCGTGCGGCAGCGCTTGCCCCGCGCATCGCGTTCGTCGCAGCATTAAGGCGCTGCTGGGCGGCCTGCATCTGGCGCCCGTAGTTATCCGCGTCGGACTGTGCCGTCCGCATCTGATTTGCCAGGTTAATCACTTCGGCGCGTGCAGCTCGATACTCAGTGCGTGCGCTGCGCACAGCGGTGGTCTGCTGGCGGAACTGGTCAATCAGTTTGGCCATGCCTACGGCGGCGCGCTGGGCTTCCTGCAGCTCACGGAGTTTCTGTGCTGCGTTCTCAGTCTCTTTACCGGCGGTCGCAATTTCCTTCGCCAGTGTGTCGACCTGTTTCTCCAGCCCACCGAGGGTAGAGCGTGCAGCTTGTGCCGGAGAGACGATAGCCGTCAGCTCGGATGCGAGGCCACCGCCGATGTTACCAACACGGGTAGCAGCCACGACACGCCCGAGAGTCTGATAGCCGCGCGCGGCGGCGATCGCTTCGTCGGCCTGACGGCGGAGGGCGTTGATAACCTTGTCGATGGTGTACGCCTGCTCTTCCATGCGCAGCTGGGTCTGCTTGGCCTCGGCGTCCATCTTGTTGTTCGTGGCGATCGCCTCATCCCACGCCGCGTTGTATTTCTTGATGGCGGCAGGGGCGTTCTGGATCGTCTGGTCCTGCTGCTCCAGCGCGGCGTTAACGCGACCAACGCTGGTCACGATTACCTGCTGGTTCTTCGCCAGGTTGTCCGTGGCAACGCCGTATCGAGTCAGGTCAGCAGCAGTACGGGAGACGCGTTTGCTGGCGTCATCGTACGCTTTGTTGGCACGCTCCACAGCACGGTTGGCCCGGCCGAGAGACGTCTCCAGCTTCTTCGTGACCTTATCGGTATTGTCGTATTCACGCTGCAGCTTTTGCTGATTGGCCACCGCCTCTTCAACGCGTACCTTTTGCGCTTCGAGGGCAGCAGTTTGGCGTTTGTATACTTCCACCAAAGAGTTGAGCTTCAGCAGCGCTTGCCCGGCACTTTCCAGCTTGCGATAGCTGTTTTCGAGGTCTTTAGTCGAGGCCTCTCCGCGCTCGGCGGCAAGGCGCTGCTGGTCCTGCGCTTTGGTCATCTCGGTGATAGCAGAGGTGATCTGCTTCAACGTTTTCTGACTGTAATCCCTCGCGCGGATCCTTAGCTCTACATCTTTGGAGGAAGTGTTAGCCACGTCGTAGTTTCCTTATCAATTCCTGATAGTGCTTGTTGCCTTTCTTACCGCCCATGACGGTGCCAATACAAGCCTGCATCAGAGTAGATTGCGTGACGAATGCGAGGTTAATCCGTCGCATCGCTATG